CGATTAATGAAATGTATATTAGCATCGGTATCAGTTTTATTACTTAGCTTGGCAACAAATTCTAAAGGGGGTCTTTTCTTTAATCCTTCTGCTATGGTAACTAAACCATTTTCTTGGGTTTCACATTGAGAAGCTAAACGTAATGAGGGGGGCTGTTGTGAAACCCCATTAATTAAGTTGCTTATTTGTTCTGTTATTAGTGGCATTTACCATGTTTTCCTGTAGAGCTTGGTGGTATTATACATATCTCTTGTACCATACCCAACATTAAATCCAGAACGCTCTCCTTCATCATCTAGTAAATCTGCATAGGCTTCTACTTCTTCTTGTCTATTTACTGCTTCGGCTGAGACTTGTCCAATAATTTCTTCTTGGAAAATCCTAGCAGCTTTAGTTGTAATGTACTGCCTAGCAGTTTGAGGTATATCTTCAAAATCTAACAACGTAATCGTAACAGCATCATTAATAGAGGCAGTCCAAGTAAAAGTATTATTACTTAAATCATAAAGAAAAGGAGATCCTTCTCTTCCTCTGATTGTGGTCAACTTACTAGGAGAATAAATAGATAGAATTGTAGTTCCAAGTGGAATCCTATTATCAGAATCAAGAGATAATACTACATCCCACTCAGTATTAAAATGCCAGCCTTTCTGTTGTGCTTCTCTATTAATATTAGATAGTAAATTCTTAGCTTGTGTAACATCTACGGTAGTTGCTGTTTCTAAGCTTGAAACTGCTGCTTCTCCTACAGCAGCGAGGAGCATATTAACAGCTTCTAGTTCATTGACAGGAACTGTAGTAAAGTGTGACATTTTAAGTTACCAAACCTATGCCCATAACTTGAGCAGTTCTAATAGTTAAATTATCTGTAGTATCTATATTAGCAACAAAGATAGAAACATAATCATTAGTAGCCATAGAAGCATATCCAAATGTAACAAGGTTAACTGAGTTAACTGTAACAGAAGGAGCAATTCCTACTATTTTAGTACCTGTAATTAAAGTACCATTCTTATGTATAGCTAATCCAAATTCTTTACTAACAGCAGAAGTATCAATTTCCAAGGAAGCTGAAGCTAAAAACATACAGTTAATCGTAGGAGTCCCTGTATATCTTAGTCTGCCATCTGTATTTTCATCAAATTCATTTGCAGTAGGAGCTGTACTAAGAGTCCATGTCCCTGCTACACCTTCTACATACGTTCCAGCTCCAGAAATCGTAGTACTGCCAGCAGAAGACACATACATACTTCCCTGTTTCGTTTGGCAAGTTTCAATTAAGTCGCGCAGGTCTTGAGGAGTAATAGAACCAGCAGCTTGACTGTCTTGAAACAAGTTAGTAACTAAGTCGCTTACGGTTCTACTTGTATCAGTCATTGTCTCTCCAAAATTATAAAAAAATACAGAGGAGCCTAAGTCTTACCTTAAGCTCCTCAAAAGGTTAACTAGAGGTTACGGTAGTACCACTACCAGAACCTTGTACCGACATACTGAACCCACAAGTAGCAGCTACAGCAGTAGAGAAAGCTTTACCAGCCAATCTTACCATAGACTTAGCAGGAACAACGAAAGGAACATTTCCTGGAAAGGAGAATGAACCTGCATTGGTTCCACCGTTACCACCACTAGCAGCAACTACGTCAGAGTCTTGCTCTACCAAAGTTACCTTAGCAATAGTTCGCCATGTTTCAGAGTTAGCTACACCAGAGGACTCAGCATGAGCCACCTGAAGAGCAATCTCAGCCGTACCCTGACCAGCAGCAACGGAATCTACATCATACCAGAAGCCGTGTATATAGCCAGCGTGACCAGCAGGAATTTTCCAAGTACAGTTACCTGACTCTTTAGAACCTGCATCAATGACTGCATGAACACCACCACCAGTTACATCAGCAATGGTGATAGCACCAGCAGCAGCAAGTCCAGTACCAGAAGTAATAATTTCAGCTTTCTGGATAAAGGAAATATTCTGCTCAGTTATTTCAACTTCAGTCGTACCATTCAAGGTAATCGTTTCGGTTGCTTGATTAAAATCGTCATCAAGATAGGTGACTTTAATAGTGTTAGCACCCGTACCTACAGGACTACCATCATCATCAGTAGATGCAGACACAACATCAATATCTGCTCCAGCAATAACAGGAAGAACCTGATCGGCATTGGTGTTGCAGATTGTTTCAAAGGATGTGCCAATAGTAGCGTTATCAGCATAGGGCTGTATTAGCTCTACATTAGTAACCGTATCAGCAGCAACCGCTAGGGATTGGATATTAGCAATATCAGTCATAGTATAATATCCTTTCCTTAAGAGGTTTTAAATTCGACACAACACTCAGGACGAATGAAACTATGGCCCATCGCGTACTTAGCCACAATCCACCAGCCTTGGAGTCTAATGTCGTATTCAGTTTCAACTGCCAGATTCAACAACTTCACGGTAGCTACTGCCGACTTGTGCATAACTAATGCCTTAGTCGTAGAGAAATTAGCTTCATGAGTTGTGACTCCAGTAGAATCACTGACAGTAGTAATAGGAAGATTGTTAGTTTTCACAATGTGAATACCAGCTACCTTCATGACTTCACCTTCAGCATACACACCTCTTCCACCCCAATCACGGTTGATCAGGTCAGTCGTTTCTGCCATGAGATAATACTGGGCAGGACGGAGATACATATACCTATCGTTTTCAGGAACATTATTTTCATCCAGTTGTTCAGCAGCATCAAACAAGCCACCACCAAGAGTAGATCCAGATGTTCCATAAGAAGCATTAGTAAGTACAGATCCACCGTTACCACTCGTAACGAGCGTAGAGGATCTAGCTCCTAACACACCTTCTTGAAGTACGTTCTTATCCCACTGAGTACCAAGAATGATACCAGCTTCTTTAGCATAAATAGAACGTACATCATAATGATTCATAGCTTCGTCAAGATTATTGACAAAGTGGTCTGCAAGTAACAGACCGTCAATAGGAATGACCTTCTCATTCTTATTGATTGCCGTACCATCAAGTTCAACAGCGGTAGTAGCAGTACTGCCTGAACTATTCACATAGGCATATTCAACTGAAGCAGTTTTCCACACGAGGGGAAACTGAGCACTGATGCCTGAACTGATAGAACGGATAACGTGCTTGTCCATCGTAACACTCGCTTGCTCAAAAGCGGTCAACACTTCACCAGCGTAGACCTTAAGAAACATAGCACTGGAATCACCAGCACTATTTTTTTGACCAGAGCGAGACATTACTTGAACGGGTGCTGTGGTTGCTGTAGTACCCATAGCAAGTCTCCTTTAATCTAAAAATTAATAAAAAGTATCTGTAAACACACACATGCTATACTTCTTCGTTAATCTTTCGACTAAAAGATTATCCACCTCAGCAGGTCTTTTGTCTACTTGTTTAATTACTCTATAGCTCGTCTTGCTATCTTAAGTTTGACCTAAAGTAAATACTTCAGACCTCTCAAGTTTATCCCTGACATCCTGTCTATAAGCTATGTCAGTTTCATATCTAGGATCTTTCATAGCCGTTGTTACTTCAGCATTACTACGAAAGACATCATTGTTATCGCCCATCCGCAACGGAGTATCTCCGCTGACAGTTTGGCCTTCGTAACCATTAGCTTTCTGGTAGTCAGCCTGAAGTCCTCTGGCAGTAATCCTGGCAAGCTCAACATCTCCACTGTTGACAGCACTGTCGTAAGCTTGGATTTTTTCAGGAGAATAATTAGATTGAGCCCATTCCACCATGTTGCCATAAGCATCAGAACCGCCTACAGAATCTTTTACTTGGTTACCTATTTGTTGACCCAAAGCTTTTACTCCTTCAATATAAGTATCAGCATATTGTCTGCTGATTCCAGCGTCTTCCAAGAGTTTATAACTGGCATCTTTTAAACCACCTGTTTCCATGAACTCCTTTTGCAGAACTTCCATATCAAAAGGAGCATCAGAAACTTCGGGAATACTTAATTCAGAATCGTCAGCAGGTTCAGCTTGTTCTGGAGAATGAAATCTACGCTCCAAGTCATCATAGCTATTTCGCCAATCTTCATCTGATTTAAATTTTTCTGGCCTGAATGTTTCGTCCTGTACTTCAGGTTCTTCCAGCGGGACTACTCCCCGATCAATGGTATTCTCAACAAAGGTTGCCTTCGCTGCCATCTCCCTGTTGTAGTCATCCATACCTTGGGGAGCGTCACTTTCAACTGTTATCTGGTTTGCCATATCGCTCTCCGTAAGTTTCTTTTATTGTCCCGTTGGGAAGTTGGATTTTAGTGTAGGTAGAAGGAAGTCCATTCTTCGTAGCTACATCTGCTTTTTGTTCCATGATTTCCATAACCTTATCAACTTCCTTGAACTGGGTCTTAGATGTAATACGGGGTCCAGTTGGCTTACTCTTTTTCTGTGTTTTCTTATTGGTTTTTGGCATTTCCTGCTTGCTCCCTTATCATTTCGCCAGCCTGGTTGACAGCATTAGGTGTCGCTGCCAATCCTGCCTGAGCCATCATCTGTTGTTGTTGTTGAGCTTGTTGCTCTTGCTGTACTTGTTCTTCAGTTTTAATCAAGCCCTTCATATCTATTCCAAACCCAACACCTAGTCTCTTGAGTGCATCACTGGCATTGGTATAGGTTAACACGGCTTCTGGACCAAGTATTGAGGCAGCAGTTTGCAGGAAAGTAGCAAGTTTGTTAGCATCATTGCCCCTACCTAACGCTTCAAACCCTGTAATGATTATAGGTTCGACAGCTCCTTCCGGTAGTTTGGGAAGTTTTCCTTCTCGTTCTAATACAGATATGATACGTTTAATGAGTGGTAACTGAAGCTCATGGGAAAGTAAACTGTAGATCCCACCAAGAGAAGTCTCAAGTTCATTCGCTAAGAACCTGATCTCTTCTGCCGTCACTCTTTCAGCATCCCTCTGAACACTCTGGTTCAAGAGGAAGGCTGCGGCAAGTCTTCTCTCAGTTTGATTTATAGTTTCTTGAGCTACTCTGAAATCATTAAACTTATCCATCTGTAGTACTGATACATCATCGGCAGATCCCTGCCTGACAGCTAAATTCGGAGCTTGAGAAATAGTCTTGAGTTTAGTTGTACCATTAGGTCTTACAAGGAAAATAGCCCTAGCTGCAGCAGCAGATCCTTCCAAGATAGCTTTAGATAAACCTTCAAGAGCCCTCAAGTCTCCCAAGTATTCCTCTACGAATCCTCTACCGTAGTCTTCACCATCAATAGTAGAGAACCTCAAGGCCAACCAGGGATTCTTATCTATAGGATAAGTAGAATCAGTATTAGGAATCTTCTTATCGTTGACTTCCTGATAGACATGAATCTTATCCTTCTTCTTTCTTACTACTGTATATAAATTAAGTTCTTTCTCTTGACTATCGGTAGTACCACCAGTTTCATTAGGAGGAGAACTGTCAAAGACATCCTTGTAAAGTTCCCTGCTCATCTTCTCCATGACAATGATCTCAAGAACCTCTCCTTGAGGATCACGCCTGACACAGTACTGGTCTAAATGAAAGACTCTTATCTTGTTGTTCTTATCAGCATGAAGAAGGGCGTTGCCAGTAATTATAAGATGACGCAGGCATTCATTGAGAGGGACACGCATAGCCTTGGCTTCAACCTCATCCATGACTGCACGTTCCATAGCATTGAGGCCTTCTTCTACAGGAGCACGTTGAGCTTGCAGTTCCTCTAGCGTGAAGTCATCTATCTGAAATTTAAAGAAGGGGGAGTTAGGGGGGAAGAGGGTTAAAAGGAGTTTTGCTGAAAGGTTGTTTACCCCCCTAGCTCCGATACCCTGATAAGGAGTGGGAAGATCCTGATCAAGTGTATAATTTCTGGGAAGAATAAAAGGAATAGTTATCTCAGCTCCCTCCCATGCTCTGCTGAGATACCACTGTCTCCTCTGACATAATGTTGAATACTTCTTACTTATTGACGATTCATGTATCATTAGGCTATTTGTAGTCCTGTACTAGCGAGTTCACCCGCTACATTATATGCAGTTGTCTCTTCTTGTTGTCGTTGTCTTAATGTTCTAGATTTTTTAATCTCTTGTGCTAAAACTGCAGCAGCTTGTCTGCCACCTGATCCTGTAACTTGTGCGTATTGAGAACTGTATCCTTGTGGTTCATAAGGTTGAGCACCGTAACCGAACTGGGAGTAATCTGGAGTTTTAGGTGTTAACAGACCCATAGCTATTGATCCTGCTAGTCCTGTAGCTGCGAACCCTGCCATTCCACCAGCAGTAACGCCTGGGAATATGGTACTTGACCAAAGTCCTTGTTGAAAAGCACTTGCTCCCCAACTTTCTACTCCTAATCCAAATGAACCACC